CTCGTTATCGGGATGATTTCAGTTACTCATCGTTCTCTGAGGGTGAGAAGTCTCGCATTGACATCGCTCTTATGCTAACCTGGAGGTCAGTTGCAAAACTGAAGAACAGCGTTGACACCAACCTCCTTATCCTTGACGAGATCTTTGACAGTTCACTTGACAGCACAGGCACTGATGAGTTATCATATATCTTGAGAAACTTTACCAACGACCTCAATCTGTTTATTATCTCGCACCGAGAGCACATGGTTGAAAAGTTTGACCGTGTTCTCAAATTTGATAAAGTGAAAAATTTTAGTAAAATGGAGGAATTGACCAATGGCGACTGAGGATGATTTTGAACTGAATCTTGATCTTCCAGAGTTGAATCTGGAAGCATCACACTTCTGGAAGTATGAAGAAGATGTGGTGTTGAAAGAAGTTCGTGACTATTTGTCTGGAACATATCGTTCCCACTATACTTCCCAGGATTCTAAAACACAGACCCTGGATTTGATTGAAAGTATTGGTGACGCAGAACCATTCTGTCGTTCTAATGCTATTAAATACCTTTCCCGATTCGGTAAGAAAGGTGGTAAGTCCAAGATGGACATCCTTAAAGCAATTCATTATTGCATTCTTCTTTGCCATTTCTCTGGCGTCCTTAACAACAAAAGTGATTATCCCCAATGAGTATGAAACTGTCTGAAAATACCTTTAACGTTCTCAAGAATTTCTCTGGTATTAACCAATCTATCTCTGTGAAGTCTGGTAATACTCTCCGTACTATTTCTATTGCGGAGAACATTCTTGCTGAGGCAGAGGTTGAGGAATCCTTTCCTCAAAACTTTTCCATCTATGATCTCAATGAGTTCCTTGGTGGTATGTCGCTGATGCGGGGTGCTGACATGGAATTTGGTAGTGATCACTATGTGAAGATTAAAACTAATCGCTCTGCTATTAAATACTTCTTCGCTGATTCCACTGTCATTAAGCAAGCACCAGAAAAAGAGATCACAATTCCTACAGAAGATGTAAGTTTTACATTGACTGAACAAGATCTTCAGAGTCTGACTCGCGCTGCTGCTGTTTATCAACTTCCAGATTTTTCTGTGATTGGTGACGGTAAAGAGATTAGTCTTGTGGTTCGTGATAAAGAGAACGACACTTCAAATACATTCTCTATTACTGTTGGTACAACCTCCGATGAGTTCGTACTCAATATGAAGGTTGAAAACATTAAGATCCTGAAGGGAGATTATGATGTTACAATGTCTAAGCGTTACATCAGTCGCTGGATCAATAAGGACATCTCTGTCACTTATTGGATTGCGCTTGAACCCGATTCTAACTGAAACTTTTTTACATTATGAATGACCAGTATCTGTGGGTGGAGAAATACCGCCCTCGTAAGATTGACGATTGTATTCTGCCTGACAGCATCAAACGTGATCTTAAGCAACAGGTTGCTGCTGGTGAGTTGAATAACCTTCTGCTTGCTGGTCCTCCTGGTGTAGGTAAAACCACTGCCGCTAAGGCATTGTGTGAAGAACTAGGACTATCTTATATTATTATCAACGGATCCGATGAAGGACGATTTCTGGACACGGTACGCAACACAGCAAAAAACTTTGCGACGACCGTATCTCTTCAAGGCAGCAAGCACAAAGTCATCATCATTGATGAGGCAGATAACACAGGCAACGACGTACAACTCCTCCTACGGAGTTCTATTGAGGCATATCATAGCAACTGCCGATTCATCTTCACCTGCAACTACAAAAACAAAATCATTGACCCTATCCAATCAAGATGTTCAGTCATTGATTTCTCCTTCAAAGGAAAAGAAAAGGCAGCTATTGCGGGGCAATTTTTCAACCGTGTCAGGACTATACTTGAGGGTGAAAATGTTGCGTATGATCCTAAGGTTGTTGCGGAACTGATTCAGACTCATTTCCCAGACTGGCGTCGGGTTCTGAATCAACTTCAAAAGTATGGTAATACTGGTAATATTGATACTGGTATTCTTACAGAGATTAGTGACATTAATCTCAAAGCACTTACAAATGCTTTGAAGGGTAAAGAGTTTGGTACTGTTCGTAAGTGGGTAGTATCAAATTTGGATAACGATTTTAATATGGTTATCCATCGTATCTACGAAGCAATGTATGATGTTCTTGTTCCTGGAAGTATTCCAGCAGCAGTCTTGGTTATTGCTAAGTATCAGTATCAAGCAGCATTTGCTGCCGACCAGGAGATTAATCTTCTGGCATGTTTAACTGAAATTATGATGGAGTGTCAATTCAAATGACTATTAAAAAATATTTGAAACGTAGTTTAGCTTGTCAACCAAGAGATCCAGCTACGTTAACTCATACTCAATTATATAAGCAGAGAAAGAACAGGCAAATATCACGACGCAATAGAAAGTATGTTAATGATGAGATAGCAAGGCGAGGGTGTTGTGAGTTCTGTGGATTAGTTGATGATCCCAAAGTATATCAATGGCATCATATTGATGATGAAGATCCTACAAAGAAAAAGGTATCAGACTTGATTGGTAAAACTACTGCTCTTGTAAGACTGGACAGGGAATTGAATAAATGTGTTTTACTTTGTCCTAATTGCCATCAGAAGTTTCATCAAGATCTTCTTTGTATGTTAGACCATAAGCAGCAGCATATTGATGGAACTTTCTATGACACAGTATGTAAGGAAGAAGAACCAGTAGTAGTTGTTGAGGAAGACCCAGTACAAAATTCGGTTCTCAAATTTACCTAAATATTATTACCTGAAATTATTATGGAGCGTCAGTTCAAATGAATGTAAAACTTATTCGTATGTCCTCTGGTGAGGACGTGATTGCTGAAGTGGTACGGCAGGATGAACAGTCCGTTACCGTTCAGAATGGAATTGTAGGTGTGCCTTCATCACAAGGTACATTGTCTTTTGTTGCATGGTCTCCTATGCTCAGTAAGTCTGAAAAAGAAATTACAGTTTCAAGTAAATTCGTGGTTTATGTTGCTGAAGCAGCAGAAGAGATTGTGGATCAGTACAAACAAATGTACTCACCTCTAGTAACCCCCGAGAAAAAGAAACTTATTCTTTGATGCCTAAAAAAACTACTCCCCAAAATGTTCAAGAAGCACATGAAGGACTCTTCTATGCTACTATGAACTTACCTGCTGCAGCTGCTCATTGTGGAATGACAGTCAAGCAACTGAAATTAACCTTTTGGGAATATCTAAAATATAATGAACCAACCTATGAACACAGTAAAGAGTTTCCCCAACCAACATTACTATGAAGGTAAGTTAACCGATCAGGAGTTAAAAGATCTCACTGTTGTGGTTAACAAAATTTGGGAGAGTGAAAATAAAATTCCTGTAAATGAACAACTTGCAGGACACATTGAGCATGAGTTTGTTTTAACTACATCTGGTAGGAAAATTCTTTTGCCCAGAATTTATGAAGGTGTTAGAAAACTCTGTAAGAGTGACGGTGGTCAGGATCGTAAATGGTATTGTGATAGCGTCTGGGTAAATTTTCAGAAAAAGTATGAGGTAAATCCTTGCCACATCCATTCTGGTCAATATAGTTTTGTGTTGTGGTTGAACATTCCTTTCAATTATGAAGATGAAACTAATAGAAAGGAAGTTAAAAATTCTACTCAAGCACATCAAGCAAGTACATTTACCATACCATATACTAGTATTACAGGTAGTGTTAGACTTGAGCATTTTTTTCTAGATAAAAAAGATAATGGAAGATTTATTATCTTTCCTTCAAATCTAGCGCACTTTGTTTATCCATTCTATACATCTGACGACTATAGAATTTCTATTGCAGGAAACCTTTAATAAATTATGAAAGCATTGAAAACCCCTCTTCGTTATCCTGGTGGTAAGTCTCGTGCCACTAAGTATCTTCTTCCTAGATTTCCTCAGGAAATCAAAGAATATCGTGAGACATTTCTTGGCGGTGGTAGTGTTGCCATTGCATTCAGTAAAGCAAATCCAGATACTCCAGTTTGGGTTAATGATCTTTACGAACCCCTCTATAATTTCTGGAGAGTATTGCAAGATGATGGCGTTAAACTTCATCGTCGCTTGCAGGAACTTAAGTCTAGGTATCCTGATCAAGGATCCGCTAGAGGTTTATTTTTAGAAGCAAAGGAACTTGTAAATGACTATTCCATATCCAATCTATCTCGCGCTTGTGCTTTCTACGTTATTAACAAGTGCTCTTTTTCTGGTCTCACTGAGTCCAGCTCCTTCTCAAAACAAGCGTCTGATAACA